ACAACGGCCACAATCCGCCGGAACACTTGGGCCTGCACCGCAGCCGCCATCGTTAAGCAGAGCACAATCCCGACCGACACTAACACCCTCTCCCATATACTGCTGGCTGAGATTGGGATCAGTGACAGCGTCATCACGGTCGAGCAGCGGCACGACGGAATCGTCATGGCATACCCGATTTCCATCACGCAGATGGACCTGTCCTAACAGTTAGCGCCCCATTCCTAACAGGAAAACCGCCGCAAAACCTTATGCGGATTGAGGAATTGCGCAGAAAATGCGCCTAAGAACGAAAATAAGTGGACGGCTGGGGAATGCGTGTTAAGGTGGTCTCGTTGCCAGCAGGCAGCATGAACAAACCAAACGCACCACATCATGAACACGACCACCATCATCACCGAACTCGACCGCCTCGCCGACTCGTTCGTCGCCCAAGACAGAATCAGCGTCATCGCCGACGCCGAACAGAACGGCGTGCAGGACGCAGCCCAGAGCCTCCGCTCCATTGCCGGAGAGCAGGGCGGTCACTGGGAGCCGCTCGACAGCGACGATGGCGAGAAGGCGCTGGCGGACGCAATCCGCGACCTCCGCTAATCCCCAACCCCAACCTCATCCCAACCCCAACCCCACAACCCCAACCATCACACACCATGAACTCCACCGAAATCACCGCCCGCGCCAAAGCCTTCACCGGAGAGCGCGTTCGGCTCCACCGCTTCAGCGTCACCAACGGCGTCGTTCGCGTCTGGGATAGCGTCGCCGGACACTACACCACATGCCACGCCATGAGCGAGCGGACACTGGCTCGCATCGCCAACCTCGCCCGCTAATCTCCATGCAACGCATCACCAAAACCCAAACCGATCGCTTGCGCCACAGAGACCCTCGGGACCAGCCACGAACTGGACGTCCAGATCATCCCAGCGACGGAAGGGGGTGCCCAATGAGCGAGCAAGAAAAAATTGATGCCATCCACAGGGAGAAGGAAATGGTTATGATCAGCCGGAGAGCGGAGGAAGAGGCCCGAGAGCACGCGCGCATGCTGCTGGAATGGGCGGAAGGGAAGACGTTGCAAAGGGGCCGCGGCGCCGACAAGTGGGACGACTATAGAGGCAGGTGGTATCCCACGATCTACAACGTCGCCAACTGGCGCATCAAGCCGGAGCCGCGCACCGTCTGGCTGGCTGATCCTAGCGGCTCGGACCTCGTCCACGTTGCAACCACGCCGGAGCAAGCCGATGAGTTGCGCAAAAAACATTTCGTCGTGACAGAGTGGAGGGAGGTGGTGTCATGACCTGGACCCAATGCCCACGCTGCGAAGGCGAAGTCGGCGACTGGTGCGGCGGAAACTGCCACAAAGGCGGTCTCTACATCTGCGAAGCCTGTGGGCACGCGGAAGACGAGCAGCACGAGCAGTGCCCTAAATGCGGGGATCTGGACGTTGACGTGCGGATTGCTAGGCTGAAGGAGGAGGCGGAAGAAGGCAGCACCGAGGCCGCGGCGAATCTGTTCGCCTTGCAATCCCCGGAGCCTGACAAGGTCTCACTACAGGAAGCGTTCCTTGCCGGGGCTCGCTGGATGGAAGGGGGTGGCCAATGAGCCTCAAACCCGGAGCCTGGCGCAAAACGGCCAGCAAAAAATGCCCGTACTGCCATCAGTCGTTCGGGCCTCGCGGAAACGAGTGCCTAGCAAAATGGGAAAAGCGCCGCTTCTGCGGAAACCTCTGCCGCGCCCGCAGTGGCACGGAAACGCTGAAGGCGAAATGCAAGAATATGACCATCATTCCTACAGGGACTCCGCTAGATCCTAACGAGATGACGACCCCCGGAAAGCGACTGCGCTGGCTGCGGCTCAGTTACTCAACCTGTGGCACGAAAAAAGCGTGGTCAAGTTCTGAACTGTCCGACAAATGCGGGCTTTCGGTCTACATCATTGAGGATTTAGAGAAGGATAAGCTGCGCCATCTTAAGGGTGAACGGACAGTCAAGCTCTGCGCCTCACTGGGCGTGCCTTCCGAAATCCTAACCGTTAGCCAGAAGAAATTCGTCACCGTCGTCAAGAGCGCGGGACTCCTAGCCAAAACCATCAGCAACCAAAGAGCCTAACATGTACACCTTCGACATATTCCGCGGGGAAAACTTCTCCGTTTGCCTCGGGCATTACTCAACCCGGCACCACGCAGACTCTGCCGCTTTTGAGTCGTTTACGCGGCACGCAGCCAAGCCCGAAAACGCCGGAGCCCGCTGGCAAGTCCGCCAATGCGTCTACGACGGCGAAGGGGATTTGGACCATACGGTGCTCGTCACTGAGTACGTCGCGACCGCTTGACAGAACCAAAAACAGAACGAGAAACCCACGCCCATGATGGGCACACCCTAACCGAAAAAACCATGGAAACACAGACACAAGCAATCGTCCAGCAAACTCCCGAAGCTGCCGCCTTCGACCTGATGCAGCGGCGGGCCAAGCTACTAGCCAACTCGTCACTCGTCCCCAAGGAATTCGTTGGCAGCGTCGCCAACTGCGGCATTGCCTGCGAAATCGCCGACCGCCTTGGAGCCTCGCCGTTTATGGTCTGCCAGAATGTTGATATCATCCACGGGCGACCGTCCTTCCGTGCCACGTTCCTGATTGCGATGGTCAACGCATCGGGGCGTTTCTCGCCACTCCAGTTCCGTCTGGAGGGGCAAGGCAAGGACCGCTCATGCGTTGCTCACTGCCGCGACAAGGCGACTGGAGAAATCATCGAAGGCCCGCCCGTGAGCATGGCGATGGCGGAAGCGGAAGGGTGGAGCACGAAGGCCGGATCCAAATGGAAAACCATGCCGGAACTGATGCTCAGATACCGAGCCGCGGCGTTCTTCGCTCGCCTCTATGCGCCCGACATTACGTTAGGGCTTCAGACTGCCGAGGAGGTGGAGGACATCCGCGCAACCGAGCGCAATGTGACGCCCGTCAAGCTCTCGCTGCCGGAGCCGGAGCCAGCGCTGGACGTTGCCGAGGCGCAGGAAGAGGCCGCGGAAGGAGGTGCAGAATGAGCCAGCCAATTGACGACGGTGGTCCGGCGTTTCCGTGCGAGGCGTTGGCGGATTACAGGGACACGGAAGCCACCAAATTCAAAGGCATGTCCCTCCGCGACTGGTTTGCCGGTCAGGCGCTGGCGGGTCTCGTATTCCACAACGACTACGGTGCGCGGTCGGACGATGAAATAGCAAACGGCGCTTATGCCTACGCCGACGCAATGATCGCAGCACGGAAAGGAGGTGCTGAGTGAAATGCTCAATCTGCGGATGCGAAATCACAGCCGAGCAGGGTTGCGTTTGTCCCATGTTCGGGGATCCGAGCGACAGTGCTCACGCTCAGTGCGCAATTGAGCAGGAGGCGGAAAGGGTCAAAGCGGCGATGGAGACAGAGCGCCGCGATTGACAAAACCAAAAACGAAACTACCGGGGGGCGCGCATCCGACCAACGCGCATTGACTAACAAAACTCATGACACTCACGGAATTCCTCGACAAGCACGACGCCTGTCGCGACGGGCGCGTCCGCGCCGCAGTATTCGCGTCGCCGGAAGACGCTTGGCAAAATTGCACACCCGGAGACCTAATATGGGCTGCGACCCGACCATGCGTACTAACAGATAAGGAACTCAGACTGTTCGCGGTTTTCTGCGCCCGAAGCGTGCAGCACCTCCTGAAGGATCCTCGCTCCCGTGATGCGATTGATGTTGCTGAGCGTCACGCGGACGGCCTGGCGACCAATGACGAGTTGCGTGCCGCCTATGACGCCGCCTACGCCGCCTACGCCGCCGTCTACGCCACAGCCTCCGCAGCCGCAGCCTCCGCCGCCGTCTACGCCGCCGATGCCTGCGCCGTCTACGCCGACGCCGCCGCCGCCGCCGCCTACGCCGCCGTCTACGCCGCCGATTCCGCCGCCGACGCCCGCGAGCAACAAGCCGCATGGCTACGGCAGAACACAAAACGTAACTTCTCCTAACTCATGAACACAGAACAAAAACACACACCCGGACCTTAGCGAGTCGGCAACGGCTCATTTGTTATCTCTGATCATCCGGCTCCGGGAATTACCGGGTCCGATGATGTCCATTACTACGGTGGGCACCTGATTTGCGAATCCGTATCGCAGGCAAACGCCCGCCTCGTCGCAGCCGCGCCGGAACTGCTGGAGGCGCTGGAGGCAATGGTTAAACGCATTGAATACTATTCCGCGATTCCGAAGTCCGAACGCCCAACGATTGAGCAATGGGAATACACTGAAGGCAGCACAGAGATGGACAAGGCCCGCGCCGCCATCGCGAAGGCGAAACCCTAACCATCACACACCATGACCATCAGCGAATATCGCGCACATTCCGCGCTTAACTACTCACTAGCCAAGCACTTGCTCCGCAGTCCGGCGCATTTCCGCTGGCAGGAGGAACACCCGATTGAGCCCACCGAGGAGATGCGGATGGGCACCGAAATACACAAGGTGCTGACTGGCGAGCCTGTCGTTGCCATCCAAAGGCCGGAGCACAACCCGGAAGACCCGGAAAACCTCTGGCACGGGAACAAGAAATGGTGCCGCGAATGGCTCAAGGCCCACGACCCTAACACGGTTTACGGGCTGGATGCGTTCGCCGCAATTCACGGCTGTACTGACGCCATCAACACCAGCCCGCTCGCGCAAAGCCTCCTGCGAGCCTGTGACCTCCGGGAGTTCCCGATTGTGGGCGAGTACGCCGGAACACCCATCAAGGGCTTGTTGGACGCCGTGGGGACGGACGCAAGCGGGCGACGCTTTATCCTAGATATGAAGACGACCAACGACGCCAGCGCAGAAAAATTCGGGTGGAAGGCTCGCGGCATGATGTACCACATGCAGGCTGCGTGGTATTGCTACCTGTTGCAGCAAGCGGAGCGACTGGACTACCTGCCTGCCTTTATCTGGTTGGTCCCGGAGACTGAGGCGCCTTATGCCGTCGCTGCCTACCAGGCCGACGAGGACGCAATGCGCCGCGGCGCCGACCTGATGGCGACCGCCGTGGACCGTTACCAGCAGGCGCAGCAGTCCGGCAAGTGGGCTGGGTATCCTAGCGAAATTCAAACCCTAACCGTTCGCTGGTAATGACCCGATCCGCCACAATCACCAAGGATTGCACCGTGCAGCGATACACATCACTAGGCGACCCGCACGCAACGCTCCATCTCCAGCGCGGCACCCAAGTCCGCATCCTGCACCCGGTAGCCGAGCAGGACGGATTTATCGACTGCGTGGCGTGCCTGACTCCTAACGGATTCACGGTCGTCGCCCCTAACAACCTCGTGGAGGAGTCAATGCTATGAGACCGCCTGTTTCCCTGATCGTTTACGGCGACCCGGTGCCTCAGCCGCGGCCGAGGATAACTGCTCGCGGATCGTTTGCCCACGCTTACACGCCGAAGAAACACCCGGTGCATGAGTACCGCGCCCTCATTGTCAAGGGGTGGAAAACGCCATGGGTCGCGCTGCCTTACGAGTCCTTCACCGGACCCGTTACGGTCGAAATCACCTGCCACTTTGCCCGCCCGCAAAGCCAACTCCGCAAGGACGGCAGTCCGAAGCCGTCGGCTCCAGTATACCCTCGCCCAGACGTGGACAACCTCGCCAAGGCCGTGCTGGACGCGCTCACAGACGCGGGCGCATGGGGTGACGACTCGCAGGTCGTCGCTTTGACAGTCCGGAAGAAATGGAGCCAGATACCGCATACCCTGATAACAATCTCAGAATCACCCTAACAAAGAAACCAACCACATCACACAAAACATGGAAATTGATCTCGAAAAACTCCAGCAGGCTGAGGATGCGTTCTGGGCATTTGATGGGAGCGGAAATGCCAATGAAATCGTAGAGCGGATCAGAAATACTCGTCCTAGTGGGTACATAGCCCATCACGGGCAAGACAACGCATGCAGAGTTATGATCGGCAGTCGGTGCCTGACTCCCCTGTGTGGGGTCCAAGAAGCGGAGGCAATCGCACTTTGCCATGAGCATCGGATCCAGACAGAGGTCCGGTATTTAATGGCAACCAAGAAGTGGATCCGTAAGTGATTCCAGTTCTACTGTCGCAAAATCACCCTAACAAAGAAACCAATGCAAGAACCACTAAAAATCAGCATCGACGTAACCAAGATTGACAAATCGGCAATCTACGAAGGCAAGAAAGGCAAGTACCTGTCCCTTGTTGTGTGGCCTAACAAATCCGGAGAAGACGAGTATGGCAACATCGCCACCGTAAAGCAGGACCTCGGAGCCGAACGCAAAGGCGAGCAGACGCCTATCATCGGGAACGCCAAGCCGCTCCGGAAGCGGCAGGACGCGCCCGCACCGAAGCCGCAGCAGGCGCTGAAGGCTGACTATGATGATGCTGACGAGGTGCCATTTTGATGCCATGAACGAACGAAACTTTGGACAAGTCACCGCTTTTAAGGATAACGGCGAATGGGCATTCGAGATCCACGGTGGATGCACCTACCGCAAGAAATCAATTGAGCAACTAGAGGACGACATCCGTAGCGCCCGCATGTGGACCCGTGACCAAGAGCGCAGGCAAGCAGACACCGAAACCCCAGAACTCCCAATGGAATGAAAACCACCACCATAATCCTAGCCGCACTCCTTGCAGGCGTCGCAAGCATCAAGCTATTCGACCACCTGACTGCCACAAACCCCAACCTCTCCGAATCGCTCTTCACCCCCGCCGAGCATCAGGCCCGGCACGATGCCTTCGCGGAAAAACTCGCCTACTACCAAGGCGAAATTGACCGGGGCAACAAACGGGAAAGCGAGCTCCGCAGCCGGCTCAGGGAAGAGACAAACGCGGGCCGCGTTGCGCTACTCCAGAGCGATCTTGAGGAGTGCAAACGCGACCTCGAAACCTACCTTGAGAAATTCTCCATCGCTCACAGAGGAATGCTGCGCTCTAAGCATTGGCTGGAGTATAATGGAGATTCCGGACTGTGGAAGGACTTGGATGGCGTAACCCCGGAGGATCTGTGACATTCGCCGAAGTTTACGCCGATTTCGCGGCAGGCAAAGCGATCACGCTAGGCAACGAACGAGGGCACCAAGTCATATACAAGCTGATGCGCGGGAGAATCCATATCAAATACCCTTATTGGGACACATGGATCAAGCGCGACAACATCCACATTGAGGCCCTAACGTCTAGAGACTGGAACAAAACAACCGCAGAAGACACATGAACTGGCAACCGATTGAGAGCGCGCCGAAGGACAGCACTTGGGTCTTGCTCTGGCAAGCCGGCTGGCAGGCACCATTGACAGGATTCTGGTGCGAAGATTACTACGGAGTGCCCAAAGCTCCGCACTGGGTCTTTTGTAATCCGTGGGCATTCAGTCGCGGCCAACCAACCCACTGGATGCCGCTGCCCCCACCCCCAACCACAGAAACCGAATGAACTGGAGACCGATTGAGACAGCGCCGAAAGACCGCCCCGTGTTTGTCAGGGTGGTTGACCTTGCTGGGTTTGCTCATGCCCTGAAGTCTGGCAAGCCCAGCGAAAGCATGCTCCCCGGAATAACAGCATGGACGACCTATCACCCGAGTGCAGGGTTTACCATTTGCGACATCCGGACTACGGTGCAGTGGGACGCCGATGCCTCGCCCCCAACCGTCAACGAATCGTTGACAGTTCCCCTCGACAACGACCTTGACGAGCCGCTGGGCAAGGCGTGCTCGCTGGAAAACCCGGAGTGTGAATCATGCAGTTGACACCCGCCACCACCTAGCCAATCTCCGCACAGCCATAGCGGCACCACCATCGTTCAGGCCGATGGATAACCGCAAAACGATTCGCCTCCCGGATGCCGCGTAAAAGCGGGCCTGACATCCGGTGAGGCATTTTTTTACCCATGAACTACGACACATTCATTCAGCAGAAATCTCACATCGGAGGCAGTCACGGTTTTGACCCCGTGTTCATGCCTGATGCCGCTTTCGACTTCCAGCGGCACCTTGTCGAATGGGCGACCAGAAAAGGAAGGGCTGCAATCTTCGCGGATTGCGGAATGGGGAAGACGTTGATGGAACTCGCGTTCGCCGAGAACGTGGTAAGGAAGACAAACAAGCCAGTACTCCTCCTGACCCCGTTGTCGGTGGGTCACCAGACAGTGAAGGAAGCGGAGAAATTTGGGATTCATGCTGTTCGGTCACTGGATGGGAGTCATTCCGGCGCTTGCGTGGTGGTCGCGAATTACGAGAGGATTCACCTGTTTGATCCTGCGGACTTCTCTGGAACTGTCTGTGATGAGTCCAGCATTCTGAAAAACTTTGATGGCATCACAAAAAAGAACGTCACCGAATTTATGAAGCGGCACCCGTACCGATTGCTATGCACTGCCACCGCCGCCCCTAATGACTTCATCGAACTAGGAACATCCGCAGAGGCTCTTGGTCACATGGGATACATGGACATGCTGGGCAAATTCTTCAAAAAGTCAGAGGCAACAATCAGCAGGAAGGACGAGAACCGATCCGGGATTTATCGGTTCCGGGGACATGCCGAGCGCGATTTCTGGCGCTGGGTGTGTTCGTGGTCTCGGGCAATCCGCCGTCCGTCCGACCTTGGGTTTGATGACAACAGCCTTACGCTTCCGCAGCTCATCACTAGGCAACATGTGGTTTCCGCGGAATCTCCCGCAGATGGATTCCTGTTCTCACTTCCGGCGTGCGGACTGTCAGAGCAACGCAAGGAGCGAAGCCGGACAGTAAAGGAGCGATGCGAGAAAGCTGCGGAGTGCGTTGCCGCAAATGGATCCTCATCGGTACAATGGTGCTACCTGAACAGCGAGTCATCGCTTCTTGCTAAGATGACGCGAGGAGCGGTTGAGGTATCCGGCAGCGACACCGACGAAGAAAAGGAGGAGAAGTTTGCGGCATTTGAGTCTGGTGAAATCAAGGTGCTAGTTACAAAACCAACGATTGCAGGATTTGGCCTTAACTGGCAGCACTGTAGTCACCAGACCTTTTTCCCGTCACATTCTTTTGAGCAATGGTATCAGGCAATCCGCCGTTCATGGCGGTTCGGTCAGAAGAACCCCGTAACTGTTGACATCATCACCAGTGAAGGTGAGCGCGATGTCATGCTCAATCTCCAGCGGAAATCTGACGCCGCTGAGAAAATGTTTTCAAGTCTTGTCTCTCTTATGGGTCAAGAGTTGGAAGTAAGAAAACACAAAGCCCTAAAACAACAAACACAACTACCGTCATGGATCTGAGCCAAGTCATCACAGACAAGTATGCACTTTACAACGGGGACTGCTGCGAGGTTATGCCTACGCTGCCAGACCAATGCGTTGACCTGTCCATTTACAGTCCGCCGTTTTGCGGCCTTTACAACTACAGCAGCGACGAGCGCGACCTATCGAATTGCGGTAGCTACGACGAGTTTTTCAATCATTACGAATTCGTCGTCAGTCAGATTGCACGCCTAACAAAGCCGGGACGGATCACGGCGGTGCATTGCATGGACATTCCAAGCTCCGTAAACGCCGGGAATCACCTGACGGATTTTCCGGGTGACATCATCCGACTGCATGAGCGACTGGGATTCAGATACATCGCAAGGCATTGCGTGTGGAAGGAACCTCTTGGCGTGCGTCTCCGGACCATGGCAAAGGGACTTGCGCACAAGACTATCGTGGAGGATTCCAGTCTTTGCGATGTTGCGTCCGCTGACTACCTGCTTTTGTTCCGTCGCGATGGTCAGAACAAAATTCCGGTAGCTCATCCGACAGGACTCCACTCCTATGCCGGGGAAAAGCAGATGCCTGCGGAATTGTTGAAGTACAAAGGCCACGAAGGAAAGCAGACCGAAAACCGCTTCTCCCATTGGATCTGGCGAAACTACGCATCAGCCTTCTGGGATGACGTGCGCATCGGTCGCGTGCTGCCGTACAAGGATTGCAAAGACCCAGAAGACGAAAAGCACGTTCATCCGCTCCAGCTTGACGTAATTGAACGGGTGGTAGTGCTGCGGTCAAACCCCGGCGAAACCGTGCTGACTCCTTTTCTTGGTGTCGGATCAGAGGCATACGGCGCGATCCTCAACGGTCGCCGGGCAATCGGAGTGGAGCTGAAGCGCGCCTACTTTCTCCAAGCGGTTAAGAACTGTGAGGAGGCGGCGAAGGGTAACGTGGCGGAAGAGGTTCCGCTGCTTGCCGGGGTGGATGACGAAATGGATTGACAACCGCTGCCATCGGTCGTGTCCTAACACATCGCGCAATTGCGCAGCCGACCTGGAAATCGGTGCCAACCATGACTGAACAATTTGCCATCACCGTTACCGCGTCCACCCGTCATGGGGTGATTTCCAGCGCGGTCTTCGGTGGTGGCCTTTTTTTGACCCATGCGAATCAGAACCATCAAGCCTGAATTTTTCACGCACGAGGAACTCTACGAAGCCGAAGCAAAAACGAAACTCCCGCTGCGCCTCGCGTACGTCGGACTGTGGTGCGTTGCCGACAGGGAAGGGCGGTTCCGGTGGCAGCCTCGCAGGCTGGGCGTCCAGATCATGCCTTACGACTCGGTGGATTTCGACGCCATCATGGAAGCGCTCCTGGCTGCTGGATTCGTGGACCGATACGGCGAGGAAGGTGAGTTCGGGGTCATTCCTAGCTTCTCCCGACACCAGTGCATCAATGCCCGCGAAGCCGCCTCAAAGCTGCCCGATCCGGCGGTTTCACCGAAACGCACATGCATGCACGTGCATGCACATGAAACGCACGTGCAAGATTGTGACGCGCCACGTGCAGGATCGTCACGCGTGAAGTGCAAGACTGTGACGCGTGAAGTGCATACACGTGGGGAAGGGAATGGAAGGGAACAGGAAGGGAGCATGGAAGAGGAACTGTCTTCTGCGGTTCCTGCGTCGGCGATGCCGACTCCAGAGCCCGCGCCAAAAAAGCCGAAGCCAGTCAGCGATGAGGAAAAGGACCGAAGGCACCACGAAATCACATCCCGCATCCGGGGAGTCTACGAAACCGCGACAGGAAATCCGTTTATCATGGACGGGAGGTTCCTGAAGCGCCTACAAGTTTTCCTGTCGTCTGCCCCGGACATGACGGCAGACGAGTTCCTTGAGACGTACAGGCAGGCTGTCAGCGTAGAACTCGGGCAATTCACGCCCACCGAAATCATCAAGGCGCACACACCTTCGTTTTTTACGGACAACTTCATGGTCGTCCGCGGGCTCATTGAGCGAGCGCAAGCAGCATCACCACGCGGACCCAAGACCTACGAACAACTGGAAGCCGAACACGCCCCAGACACAAACTCCGAATTCGGATTCTGACCGCCATGGAACCTAACGAATTTTCCCACCTCCTTCAGCCCGCTGGCGATGGCGAGTGCCCCGGCTGCGGAACCGTCGTCCCCATGTTCCGTTTTTTCGGACAACTTAGGCACGAATGCGACCCCTGCCACAAGCGCGACACCGCCGAGCGCATCGCCAAACGCCGAGCCGAGGACGCCCTGGCAATCTGGGGGCGCATCACCCCTGACAATTTCCGGCAACCGATCGAGCGGGGACGCATCAGCAAAGTCCTCCTGCCTGCTTTGGAGTTTGACGGATCCCACGGCGCAGGATTCGCCGGGGCATCAGGCATGGGCAAGACTCGCGTTGCCTACGTGCTGCTCAGGCGCATGGCGCAGCGAGGTCACAAGCCGTTTGCGGTATCCGCTGCCGAGTACAGGCAAGCCGCAGCAGCAAAGCACCACAGCGACCCGGAGGTGCGCGCCGAGTCTGTCGGGATCCTCCAGAGCGCACGCAAATGCGCCGCCCTCCTGCTTGACGACGTTGGCAAGGGTACGAGCAAAAGCGGCAGCAGCAGCGACGGTAGCGCCGGCGACGAAGCGCTCTACGAACTGCTCAATGAGCGCAGAGACAATGGGCGTCTCACTGTCTGGACCGCCAACGGCGGAAGCGAGTGGCTCCGGCGCAAGTTTGGACCGGACTACGGACCCGCAATCATCCGGCGACTGGTTGACCTGAGCCGTGACGCCAGCGGAAAGCATCATGTGATGACGACCTGAGCGAACGAAACGAAAAACCGATTGACATCACGCAGAGCAACGCCACCGTTGCCGCACCCTAACACATGAGCGAGACCGAAACAGAAACCAACCCAGACGCCCCAGCAACCGGAACGGAAGCCGCAGTCTGCGCCGACATTGCGCGGAGGCAGCGGCGCGGAATCGCCAAGTATGGGAAAACGGTAATGGCTAACGATTTGCCGTTTCTCCAGTGGCTTCAGCACTTTTACGAGGAACTGCTAGACGCGGCGGTGTATGCCAAACGAATCCTGACCGACCCTAACAATGAAAACCAAACTCAAAATCACTCTAGCGCTTCTGGCGTATTGCCTAGCAATCCCGGCACTGTGCGCATTCCTCGCAAACCGGGAGGCGGACGCAAGCCGCTCGTCTGCCCAAGCTGCGGAGGCGTCAAAACCATTGGAAGCTCGATGAAGGACGGCGTGCCCATCAAGCGGTGCAAGGTCTGCGGACATGTGCGCAAACGCTATCCCCACCTTGCCTATGGCAAAGCCGCCGCGAAACTGGAAGGAAACTGAAATCAAGACATGCGCCTGCTGCGGCAACACATTCTGGCCATGCCCCACTGCCCGATGGGAGCGATGGGCAAACCGCACGCACTGCGCAGCCTGCGCCCCAACCGTCGCCAGATGGACCGACAGGAGGTTCATCAGCCCGACGAAGCGGGGGCGCTAACAATCTCCCGCGTATCACTCGCCCCGGATCGTGTTGATCCGGCAGGGATCCTCTAACCAATAGAAAGGTCAGGCAGACGAAAAATCACCCCTGAGAGGATACGCGGGCAAACTGTCCCACTAACAAAAACCGAAACCATGAAACGAACCAAGAAACAACTCGCCGAAAGAAAAGCCAAGGCCGCGGAAATCGCGGCAATGTACAACACCGTTGCCAATGGGGGGAGGATGCAGGAAAATAACGGATTCGCCGGCAGCAAGGCGTGGCAAGAAAGCGATGGTCCAACGCTCGCGGATTCACTTCTTGATTTCCGCGCAATCCCCGCCCCGAAAAAGCCATGAAACTCGCCCTAGTCACCCTAACACTTGCGATGCCGTCTTGCATCAGCACGGTGCCGCTCACGCTGTCGGGATCCTACATCCTCCCCGGAGGTAAAGGCGTCGTCGCCATCAGCATCCCGCTTCGCCCAGCGCTCCCGCAGCCGCAGCAGGTCGCGGAGCCGCAAGCCGAACTCATTCCGGAGGCAACGAAATGACAACGGACGAAATTATTGTATTCGTGGAGGCGTGGCATGACGTTGCCGCGGAAGTCCACGCTAACGCAAAAGCTAAGGGCTTCTGGGACAAGGAGCGAAACGACGGGGAGTCTCTCGCACTCATCCATTCCGAGGTGTCCGAAGCACTGGAAGCGCTCCGCAAAGGCAACCCGCCGGACGACAAGATTCCGGCTTACTCCGGAGCCGAGGCTGAGCTTGCGGACGTCGTCATCCGCATCATGGACCTAGCAGCAGGACGAGGATGGCACATCGCGGGCGCAATCTGCGAGAAGATCAGGCACAACGCCACCCGCGAACGGCTGCATGGAAAGGAGTTTTGACCTATGTTTTTCTGCAAAGACCAAGACCAAAGCGTGAGTTTGGATGCATTTCAGGAGAGGCTCCGACAGACTCAACAGGTCCACGCCGACAACGCCGACACCCTCGCCGCCGCACTGCGGCTCATTGCCGACATCCGCGAGGCAGCAGGCGACCCCGAGGGTAAACTGATGCAGGACGAACTGGTGGAGAGGATCCGCCGGATGCGGAAGGCTCTCGAAAAAATACAAGCACTCCCAGTTGTTAGACATTTAGCCGAAGAAGCACTCAAATGACTCAACAGCAGATCAAAGACATGCAGGCCCGCATCGGAGTCGTCGCTGACGGCTTCTGGGGTCCGCGCTCCATCGCCGCATGCAAAGCGCACCTGATGCGGATGATGCCAAAACCGAACCCGTGGCCCGCGACAGACCAGCGGAGCCTGCAACGGTTTTATGGGAGTCCGGGCGATGAGTCGCGGCTGGTCAATATCTCCGTCATCGGTCTTGGGATGCAGTACGAGGGCATTCCCGTAAAAACCGTGCGATGCCACAGACTCGTCAAGGAGTCGCTGACCCTGATTCTCCGAGAAATCTGGCAGTCCCGCTTTGCCTACATCCTCAAGCAGTACGAAGGATGTTACAACAATCGCCCGATGCGCGGCGGATCGCTGCCAAGCCTGCACGCACGAGGCGCCGCCATCGACTTCTGCGCCGCCACCAACGGCAACCAGACCGCATGGCCCGCCCGCGCCACCATGCCGCTCGAAGTCATGGAGATCTTCGCCCGCCACGGATGGGTCGCGGCGGGGGCGTTCTGGGGTCGTGATGCCATGCATTTCCAAGCAACGCGACCATGAGCATCGGGACCACAACACGCACAAAGGCATCACGAAAGGCAAAGCGTTGCTCATGGTGCGGCGAAACGATCCAAATCGGGCAACCGAAGGTTTCATTTCGTGGACTTGAGGATGGGGAATTTTACACCCTGCATCAACATCCAGAATGCCACGACGCGCAGCGCAGATGGCCCTTTGATCAAGACATTCCGGATCTGCACGTCATGCAGAGAGGCTCAACAGAATACCGAGACGAATGAACATTCTGAATCTCCCTCAGTCGCTGACGCTGATTGTCTTGACCATCGGCATTTTCCTTTCAATAAAGTTGCTGAAGGGGGTTCGTCAGCTTCAAAAAGCCAACAGGGCGTACCGGGATGCGCTTTGGAAAATCCGATTCTGCAACGAAGAATCTCCAGTCCTGACGTATCAAGAGATGGAGTCGATTGCCTTGAAGGCACTGACCGAAAATGAAACTGAGCGATACGCAGCAACCTTGACCGAAAACAAAGAATGACCTGCACCTACTGCGATAATCCAATCCTCGCCGGACACCCGTCAGTTCCCGATCAATACGGGGAAAATGGCGAACGGATGCACCTCGACTGCGCCGTCAAACTACAAGAGGGAGACGAACTCAATCGTGACCTTGAAGACTAGAATGAACAACACAGACACTGACTTCTCAAAGCTAGGGATCGATAGCCTCGACTACCTCGACGAAACCGCACAGAACGGATCAGCAGAAGCCAGCTTCCAAGCATGGTGGATCCGAGTCGGCAGCAGAATCCAGCCACCAAGTCCGTGCGCAAGCAGGCGAAGAAGACCGCCAAGTGCGAGCGCTGCAATGGGCAGGGGTTTGTTGAGACCCCCAGCGCAATCAACCCCGGCAGGACGTTCCGGGTGCTGTGCGTGAGTTGCAACTGATGCGCAAAAGCGCCCGCTTGCACTAGCAAAAGCCCGCGACTAACGGAAAAGCCAACTCGCAAACAATCCGCAATCATGAAAGGCCCCGGCAATTCCCTGTTCCACCGCGTCACCGAGGCGGGACTCATGGACGCAACCATGGAACGCTTCCGCGCCGGGGAAACGCTCGCATCCGTTGCCGCATGGCTGACTGAGCAGGGAGTCAGCACCGACATCGCCCAGACCCACCGATTCAAGCGGTCGCACTACGACGACTGGATGATGGAGAAGGCGGGGATTGAAGTGAAGCCGGAAGAGGCGGGCGATGTCAATCTGGACACCATCAAGAGGCTCAGCGTCATCCTTAACCGGGAAGCCCGCGGCTTGTCAGGCATGGCGGAAATCTCCCGCTTCGTCCAGACCTTTGCCCGGTTCCACGAAATCCTCATGAGCCGGAAATCCGACATGCGCGCAGAGCACGACGCCCGCCGGAAAATGGCTATGCGCATCCTTGACATGCTCGACAGCGAAGAACGCCTCGCCAAGGTCAAGGACGCGGACAGCCAAGCCAGAGCCGAGGGGCTTGAGGCGCGGATTGCTAACATCTCCGAACGCATCTGGGGAGATGTGTTTGGCAAGGCAGCATGAAACCAGACACCTACTTCCGCCACTCCGGACGACCGCCATGCACTCCAAACGCCACCAACGCGAGCGGCAGCGCATCGCCGCCTTCCGCTTCCAATGCCGCAACGGGCGCAGAGCCTGCCCAGCACTCTGGCGATATATCGGAGCCGCTCACGCATGGCGTAATCGGATCAAATGGCAAATCATCTTCGCATCATTGCACGCATAAGCGCAGAGGCAGGCCCAGAAAATCACCCTAACCAACCAACCACATGACCGAGACGACCAACACAGGCAAAACCACAATCATCGAGCCGTTTCCTTGTAGCACCCTGCCGCCACCACCGAAGCCTGCGGACATTGCTGCGGCTGGCGAGTACTTCCGCGATGGCGTCAAGCAGCTACTTAACTGGTACGCAGGCAACGCCTTGTTTTTCGCGGGCGGAAACAAGCCGGCCCAGCTCGAAGCCGCAGCAAACGGCGCGAAAAAAGGCATCGCCGAATGGGAGTCGGGTAACTCGGGGCAGTTGCCATGACGCTAAAGATATTGGAGTTAGCTATGTGCGCCGCGTTCAATGCCGCGTCTGGCTACAATTTACACAGGGCACTAACACTTGAACAGGATGCAGACAGCATTATTTCCGGCTGGATCATTGTTGCTTCGTCGTTAGTGCTAACATTAACAGTAAAACCCTAACAACTGCCATGAGCAAGAAACCAAAACCAAAGAAAGCGCCACGGGTGCTAGTGCTGACCGCCAGTAACCCGCCAGTGAAGCCAGGGTTCTCGGGAGGGCCTTGGTTCTTCTGACATGACCATTACATGACTGATACCCCACAAGACAAACCACTGTCGGAGATGTCCGCCGACGAGCTAATCCAGTGGCTTGAGGCCCGCGGATTCGGCTGGTCTCTGGACCATACCGGGCACCTGATTGAGGCGAGGATATGGGATTGGCCTAACGTCGTGGGACGATACCGCCCCGCAAAGGTTGAGCCACTGGCACGCATGATCCGCGCCGCGATGCTGGGCATGACCGAAGAGCAACTCAGCCGGACACCTAACGGCTAGCACAATGCCCGCACTCAAGCTCCGCACATATCAGCTTCCCGTCTTTCTCTTCCGCGGGAAGTTTCTGTTAGTGGAGTTTGCGCGGCAGACTGGGAAGAGCTTCACGCTAGCAAACTGGGCAGTAGCCCGGATGCTTGAGCGGCTGGCAAAGCATCCTTCGTGGCTCATCGTCGTCATCAGCAACAGCCGCGCCAACGGGGTTGAGTTTGGCCAGAAGATTTCCGATGTCCTAACGACCGTTAAGGAGGTGGATAGCTTCCTTCGCGAGGAACCGGATGCCGTCACCGATGGCGACCGCGAAGCGCTAGGAGGCGACCCCATCGAAGTCGAGGACTTCTTTCAGCGCATGGAACTGCGGATTGGCAACAGGCGAGGGCGCATCCTCGTGCTGGCTGCCAGTCCGCGGACGGCACGCGGTTTCTCCGGGGATCTGATCCTTGACGAATTCGCCTTCCATGAGCACGCGGAGCGCATATGGGACGCCGCGGAACCTATCATATCCGCCAACCCTGAATTCGTTGTTAGGATTGCCAGCACGCACAACGGGGACGGCACCCTTTTCAATCGGTGGATCAAGGAGGGGAAGCTGCCGTCGTTTTCCGTGCGCCGCTCCGACGCCTGGCACATGGGACGCGGCAGCAAGCAGCACCTAGACGCCTTCGCGGACCGCTGGCGCAAGCTGGACCCCAAAGCATGCGAGGCGTGGCTGGCTCGCTCCGGCGGTGAGGCGCAACCACAGGACCGAATTGTTATCGGGAGCCTCCACCGCATCAACGAAGACGGGACACCCGCGGAAGTCACCCCCGAGGAACGGGAGGCGGAAGCCGGCTTCGAGCGGCAGACGTACCGCCAAAACTACGAGAATGAGCCATACCATGGCGACAACCTGCCCTTCTTAAGCTGGGACTTGATCAGCCGCAGCATGACCGCACCCGCGTTTGCGCCGGACCAGCAGGCATGGGCAGACAGCACCCTTGCAAGCCTCACCAGGCACCACGGCAACGCCTCGCTCTACGTTGGGCAGGACTTCGCCCGAAACGGGGACTTGTCGGTGGTGTCCGTCCTAGCAGAATCCCAAGGCTCCTGCGTCCACGTTGCACGGCTGGAAATGCGCGACCAGACGACGCCCCACCAACGCCGACAGATGGAGCGGCTGATGGCGACCGTGGGCGGACGCATCCAGCGGGTCGTCATGGACATGACTGGAAACGGCACCGGGCTTTCGGATGAGTTGGCGGAGCGGTACGGCAGTCTGATTCTCCCTGTCCATTTTGCCAGCACCGTGCCCCTTGATGACGTGCTGAGGACATCGGGCGACAAGCGGGCAACCATGCTGATTTCGGAGCGGATGGCAGTGGATTTGCAGCGCAGCATGGAGGACGGCAAGATTTCCCTGCCCCATGACGACGCACTCCGCGAGGACATGCGCAAACCGTGCCGCGTCATCCGTGGGAGCCGGGTGCTGGTGGCAGCAGCCAAGGACTCTAACGACCACGCGGACAGGTTCTGGTCGATCGCCCTCGCGCTCCATGGGTACTTCACCGACGGCCTCGGCGGCTGGGACATGGCAGACCTCAATGCGGTTGAGGTCGGCGCACCTGAGTTTGACGGGTTTTTCTCGCGGTGGTGACTCGCAAGAAAAACGAAAATAAGTGTGGACAGATTGGCGGGGTGGTGTAGAGTGTCGGCACATGAAACCCCAACACTACACACTCCCCGAAGGATGGCTGATGCTCAACCGCTGCGCCGCCCCGACCGCCAGTGGGCAGATTGACCTCGTTTTGACGTTTGATTTTGCCACCGGGATTAAGCACCTTGATGAGGTGCGAGACGGCAAGCAGTCAACAATCCAGAGCGGCGAGCCAGCTCAAGCGACCTACGACAGCATAGTTGCCAAAATGCCAGGCGTGGTTGTGTTTGCGTAACCACTGCCGTCACCAACCTCCGACCAACCCCACCCGAAAAGGTGGGGTTTTTCGTGTCTTGACATCGGGGCGCGGCGCGGTATCGGCGCGAAGATGCGCAGCGGGGCTCAGCCTCCGTCATCGGCCCCAGTCTGGAAATCTCCGGGCTGGGGTTTTTGCTTGCGGCGGACGACTGCGGTGGCAGGGTCCGTCATGTCCCCGCCTAACAACCAACCGTCACCTCTCCGGGGGTGGCGGTTTTTTGTTGACGCCGCGCCTTGCCTGCGCTACCTGCTGGCACTGCCTGAGTGGGCGGTGTGTATTGTGAGTTCATGCGAGCGGCCCGGATTAACCCTCCGGGCCGTTTCGTTTTCCCGCTTGACAAAAGACGCCAACAATATTTGCGGGCGTCAGTGCCTAGCAAACTCCGGACCCGCTCAAAACTTGCGCAGGGGATCACCGTGCCCGCGGACAACGATGGCGGATGGGCTGGCTCCGGGTATGTGGATGTGGTCGAGCGGCTGATTCAGCCGCAAACCGCCGAAAGCATCCTGCGCGGGGCATGGGGCGGGGACATGAGTCAGCAGTTCAACCTGTTCATGAGCATGATGGACACGTGGGCGCGGCTCGCGGACAACATGCGGACGGTCGAAAACGCCCTAACAGGTGCGCCGTTTGACGTCCAGCCCGCGACCGATGAGGAAGGCAACGCCTCAGACATCGCCAAGGAAAAGGCGGAGTTAGTCAAAGAGGCGCTTAAAGGCATGCGCCCCAATGCAGCAAAGCGCGAACTCGGTCGCGATGGTGTGCTGAAAGCGCTCGCTCGCGGATCCGTCACCGGGCACGCCGTGCTGGAAATCCTCTGGCATCGGCGCGAGGTTGGCGGACAAGCTGCTATCTTGCCCCGTTGCTGCGTCAATGTTGGACCTCGGTGGTACGGCTACCCTAACAACACCGGACCGCTTCAGTTTCGCAATCAACAGGCGACGTGGGAAGACTTCCCGCCTAACAAATTCTTGGTGCATGTGGTGCCTGCCACAGATGCGCACCCTAGCCAAGCCGGACGCATTCGCACGCTGGTCAAATACTGGAGTTACACCACGTCAGCGTGGCAGTGGCTCCTCCAGTATACCCAGCGTTTCGGCATGCCGTTCCGTTGGGCTACCTATCGCAAAGAGTCTAGCCAGGTGCGGACCGCATTGGGGCAGATGATGCAGAATATCGGAGCTTCGGGATGGGGCGTGTTTCCGGAAGGGACGAAGCTCGAGCTCCACGAATCCGGTGCGAACGCCAAGGACCTGCCTCAATCCTACGTCATCAGCGAAGCGGACAAGGCTTGCGATCTTGTTATCAGGGGCGAGACCGCGAGCAGTGGCACCGATGGCAATCAGGGGCTTGGCAATACTGGCGAGGTTTACGCAGGCGTTAGGCGTGAGGCGATGCAGGGTTACTGCAACGACGCAGCAACCACACTGCAAAGCCTAGCCGAAATGGTCATCCGTCTGAACTACGGTGAGACATCGGAGATGCCCACGGTCGTCTGTGAGATCCCATCCCCGCAGGATGCTGTGGCGCTGGCGCAACGAGACGAAATCCTTGCCAGAATGGGGCTTGCAATCCCTGACCAATTCCTCCGCGAGCGTCACGATGTACCCGCTCCGACAGAGGGAGAAGCTACCGTTAGCGCCCCCAAGCCGCAGACGCTGACGGCAGCGAAGGCTCCAGCCGATAGCAAGCTAGAAGGCGTCATCGAGCGGCTGTTAGTCGCCGGAATCCTTGGCGGGAATGCAATCTGGGAAGAGCAAATGAAGGAGGCAGAATGAAACACGAACTCGTCGCGGCGTTTGCCACTAACGAAATCAACGGAACCGCTCCGGACTGGATCATGTTTGCCCCGGCTGGAAAGCAGAGCATCCAAGCCAAGCTCGATGGCAAGCCTTCCCGGCTCACCATCACCGTAGACGCCGAGGGAGCCGCGGCACTGCAACGAGACCTTGAAGCGCGGAAGACCGAAGGGGGGCCGCAGCCGTTTTTTGATCTGCACCACGACGCACGCGAAGCGGCAGCGTATCCACAGGAATTTGAGTGGCGCGAAGGCTCCGGCATCTGGGCACGAGTCATCTGGACCCCAATGGGACTGGAGGCAACCAAGTGCGACCCTAGCAATGGAATCCTCCCGTCTGTCCGCTACTTCTCGCCCCGCTGCGCAGTCGTCCGCGGCCGCATTGTCGGGCTTCTTGATTCCTCCTCAGGCAATGCCGCGGGCGGACTTGTTAGCGACCCCGCCTTTGAAAAGATCGCGCCGCTCGTTGCGGCAAAACAACCAACCCCAACGAATACAATGGATAAAAAGCGACTGATGAAAGCCCTCGGCAAAGCCGAAGACGCCGAGATGGAAGACGAAGACCTCATGCTTGAGCTGGAGGCCGCTTGTGCCAGCCACATGAAAGGCAAGGACATGGAGGCAGGCATGGCGAAGAAGGTCGAGGAAATCACCGCATCGAAAGCGGTGGTTGACTCCGAAGTTGCCAGCCTCAAGACGGAACTGGAAGCCGCCCGTGCCGAGATTGGCAAGGTGCGAGAAGCTGCTGCTGACGGCTTCGTGGCTGAGCTTGTCGCCTCTGGCAAGATCCCGCCGAAAGCTGCTGGCATCCACAAGCTCTATCGGACGCAGTACCTTACCGACTCCGCCGCCGCACTGGAAGCTGCAAAGGAATTGACCACCGCTCATGCGCCGGACGGAAAGCGCATCACGGATGACAACAAAGGCAATCCCGAACCCGGCAACGCTCCGCTCGCTGACCGCATTTATGCCAAGGCCCACGAACTCGCCGCCTCAAAATCTATCTCATGGCCTGAAGCCGTTGAGATGGCTCGCACAACCCTGAAGTAAGACAACCCCAACCTAACACAACAAAACTATGGCTCTTGCCACACAAAACGTTCCTGAGGGGGAAGTCGTGATGACCGCATCTGGTGCGATCTCCGACGGCCAACTCGTCTATGCAACCACCACCGCCCGCACGGTCGCCCGTTCGACGGCATCCACTACCCGCAGCATCGGCATTGCTCAGAGTGATGCAGCCAGCGGCGAACAAGTGAGCATCCGGCTTTTTAAGCCAATGGCTCGCGTAAAAATCGCCACCAGCATCAACCCCGGCGTTGAACTGCAAGCCTCCGCCACCGCTGGAGTCGCCGCCGCGTTCACCACTGGCGACAAAATCGGAGTCACTGCTGAAGCTGGCGCATCCGGCGACGCAATCCTGTTTTACGTCTACTAAGCAGGAAACCAAACAACTAACAGAAAGGCCCTAACAACATGGCTACACGTCTTCAATCCGTTGCCTCTACTGAGGCAATGCGCAATTACGCCGTCGGATTCTACTCCGATTCGGCCCGCACTCAGGCGCAAATCGACGCCGAGTTCCTCACTGGTCCGGGAATCGCGGTTTCCTCCGACTTTGAGTTCCAGATCTTTGCTCCTGGAGACTCAATCACGATTCCGAACTCCCTGACCAGCATCAACAACCCGGTCGGCACTCGCGTGACCTACGGCGGCACCAAGGTGCCTGCCCAGCTTGACCAGCACCGGGTCACGTCGGAACCGTTCTACGTCGGTCCCCGCATCAGCGACACCGACCTGCTTATGAAGCTGGAAGACAACGCGCGAAGCACGATGATGGGCCTGATCCGCGGGCGCATTGACCGAATCTTCTCCGCTGCGCTGACTGCCGCCGGGGCCGCGACGAACATCAACGTTGCCAGCACCAGCACGAACGCCGTTGACATCGTGCAGCAGGTTCTTGAGACCGTGGAACTGAACTCTCAGGGTGCCGGGCAGCTTCGCATCCTGTTCGGTTCTTCCGCGTTTCGCAAGTTCTGCAATCACGTCAGCGTCCAAAACCGCGTGAACGGTGGCGCAACCCGTCAAAACCCTGCCACTGTCACGGAGCAGCAAGTTGCAGACCTTCTCGGAGGAAACGTTGAGGTTCGTCGCTCGCGGGCAATCAAGAACGGTGCGCAGATCGGGCAGACGCCAGCCGCGGCGTTCACGCTCGCCGACAGCATCCTCGTGGCTGCGGTTTCCAGCATCCCTAGCACCAGCGACCCGTCAGCAATCAAGCTGTTCGTTGGGCGTGGCGACAACGACTTCCAGCCGAAGTACCGTCTCGCCTATGCGAATGATTCGGACTTTGAGGAGGCTACTTGGGGTTGGGCTGAAAAGATCGTTGCCACAAACTCGGCGGCGGTGAAGCGGCTTGACATCACCATCAGCTAACCAATTCGGCTCGGGACATAGGGCGGCGGGGGCTTTCTCGGTTTCTCCCCCGCCGCCCACTCCTGACTAACAAAATGGCTTGGAACTACCTAACGGATAAGGACGCCGCCTCACTTTTTGCTGATTGGGAGTGGCAGGCTATCAGCGCCACCGCTCGCGATTCGGGCGCTGGCGACGTCGTCCAGAAGTCCATTGACCGGACCGTTTCCCGCGTCCGGGCATACGTTAGGTCATGCGACAGAAACCAGTTAGGCCCAGCCGGGACAATCCCTGACGAAATCCATTCGGCGGCATTGGCCCTGCTGATGGAAGACCTTGCGACCAACCTTCCGGCTTCCGGGGTCACACTGGACGACGGCAGGCAACGGCGCATTTCAGAGGCAAAGGCGGAGTTGCAGATGATCGCCAGTTGCAAACTGGACATTGAGCAGCCGACCACGCCCGCAGCTAATTCCCCGGCCCCGGATGAAGGGCAATATGGGGGAAATGATTACTACTCTTTCGATTCTATCCGCTAAATGGACGCCCGCCGAATCTCCGTTTCCCTGCGCCGTGACCCGCGAGAAATCGCGGAGCGGCACAGCCAAGCCAACCCGCTAACGCTTTTCTGCGAACTTGCTAGGGGCGAGGAAGTCACGGAAACGCTGGCGCTCTACGCGGAGTTGCACACCTCAAGAACGCCTGCGTCCTCACCCGTTGCGACCGCTGGACCCGTTGCCATGACGACGGCTTCCGTGGGTCCGTGGGAACTGGACTTCAGCGCCGCGCAAATGAATCAGACGGTCCTGCCCGGTGAGGACAAGGAGTATTGGCTGGTAGTCTACGCGACCGGAGCCAGTGACCTGCTGCTTACGCTGGGGACTATCCGGCTTACGCTGGCCTACGATAACATCAGCCAAGTCACTCCCGCACCGCCCGAGCCTGCGCTGATTTTCGCGTTTCGTACAATTGCCGTTGCTGGCCAAAGCTCAATCGTTGCCGACTCGTCCGCGGACACCCTGACGATAGCTGCTGGCGACGGCATCATCCTAACAACCAATCCGGGGACCGATACCCTGACAATTTCGTCCAACGCTTCCGGAAGCGGCGACGTGGTCGGACCAGCAAGCGCCACCGACGACGCACTTGCTAGGTTCAATGGCACGACTGGCAAGCTCATTCAGAGCAGTACGGCGACCCTGACAGATGCGGGATTGCTGACTGTTTCTGATGCCAGCGTTACGGGCACCCTAACGGCTCCACACATCCATGGGAATCTTGCGGGCGCAGTTTATTCCCATGTCCGCAACGAGTCTGGCGGAACTCTCACAAAAGGCACACCTGTCTATATCGTAGGCTACTCAGTTGGTCAATCGCGCCCGCTTATCGCCGCTGCCAACGCTGCGAGCGCTGCCACAATGCCAGCAATCGGCATCCTTGATGAGGATCTTGCCAATAATGCCAGCGGGCACTGCGTCATCATCGGCACCATTGAAAACTTCAACACGGCAGCGTATTCCGTCAACGCTCCGCTTTACGTTGCCAGTGGAGGCGGGCTAACTGCCACCGCTCCGTCGCTGCGTGCGCAATCGGTCGCCATCGTCGAGCGAGTCAACGCCAACAACGGAGCCATTATCGTGACTGCGGCGGATGTGTCAGGAAGCATGGCCCAGCAGTCATCCGCTTCCGTCAACATCACAGGCGGCACCATCACGGGAATCACTGATCTGGCTATCGCAGACGGCGGCACCGGAGCCAGCGACGCAGCGGGCGCGCGAACAAATTTGCAGGTGCCAAGCATCACCGATCTGGACAATCAGAGGGTCGATATTCAGACCTTCGGCGGGCCGTCATCCAGTGGGAACTTTACGTGGACAAAGCCCGCAGGCGCGAAACTTGTGATGGTGCGCCTGATCGGAGGCGGAGGAGGCGGCGCATCGGGAGCCTGCAATGCCACGACCGCCGCCCGATCTGGCGGCGGCGGCGGAAGCGGCGGGCATAACTCGATGATCATCGTTTCCGCAGCCGACCTTGGCAGCACTGTTGCCATTGCGGTAGGCGCTGGCGGGTCCGGCGGCGCTGGGTCAGCCACGACAGGCGGCGGACTGGCAAATGGATCATTAGGTGATCATTCCACTTTTGGTAACTTCCGTTCAGCTCGCGGGAACGGGGCAAATGGGGCGACTGGCGGGACCGCCTTGGCTACCCACCTGTTTAACCTGTTAACAGTCCAGACTGGATCTGGTGGGGCCGGATCAACAGGGACAGGAGGCGCGGGCACTGCGCAGCAGGGTGGATTGTTTCTGCCATGCGGTGGAGGTGGTGGCGGCGGTGCCGCAGCAAACTCAACCACGTCGGCGGCTGGCGGCGCTGGAGGGGGGCGGTCTGGGACAACTCTCGCCGTCGCCTACACGGCAGCGCTTGCAGGCGGTGCTGGCGGAACAACCGCAGGAGTGGCGGCCGAGTCCGGACAATCCCAAGACATCAGCCAAGCTGTCGGAACTGCTGGCGGAGGCGGGTTTTACATCTCCGGACAAAACGGTGGCAGCGGCGGAAATGGCGGATGGCCAGGAGGCGCGGGAGGTGGCGGCGGAGCGGCTGACGCCGGGTTTGCATCGGGCTCCGGAGGTAGCGGAGCAAACGGCATGGTGCAGGTAATTACGTTCTACTAACATGGCAATTATATCACCCATTCAACTCGTAAACGCACAAATCCTTGATGCTACAACGCAGACGCAGCGACTTCTAAAAGTAGCTGCAGCCCAAGGGAATGCAATGGTTTCCGTGCTTCTGTCGCTGCAAAACGACGGCCTAACGGAATGGCTTAACAGCAAACCGATGGACGAGATTTCGGCTCTGTTTGCCGACCACCTCGCAGTTGGGAATTCCATAAACTCCGCCATGTCCACCATCGGGGCGCAACTCATCGCATCGGGAACGGTCGTTCCGTATGATCCCGTCGATGTACGGTCTTTTCAAGACAAGCTCGCCGCGCAGGGGCGGCAAATCCAGATCATCGACGGAGCCTTTGTTGTGTCCGTGCTTCCGGCATCCTAGCCGCTTGAAATCCATGACTTCCGCGCCCATGGCGCATCAATGTTCGTAACCCTAGCACAATCGCCAATCGTGACTGACATCACCATGATTTTTGACAAGCTCGGAACTCCGGGCCTGCTTATCGGAGCCGTTTACTATATCACCCGCGAAGTGAAGAACCTTTACGACGGACGTATTAAAGCACTGGAAGCTGCCAGCATCGAGTGCGAGAAAGACCGCATCGCGCTCCGGCAGTTGATCATCAGCAAGCTGAGTAACGAGGACCAAGCCTAACGCATGGCCGAAAACGAAGACACCCTAACGCGTTGCCTGCTCACTGCGTGCGAGACGCTGCGGGCTAACGAGTATTTCACGCCGACCGATGGCAAGCCACGGATTCCGGTGGTGGAGGACGTGAGTGGCGACATCTTTCAGGCTATTCAGCAGTCTGAAATCCGCGGGATGCTGGTAGCTGTCGGGCTTGATGCCTTCGGGGATGTTGGGAGCGGTGGATGCGTCACTGGCAGCATTTCAGTCATTGCTAGGGTGCAGGAGATTGTGGGGCAAAACCGCAGCGCTTCCGGAGTCCTAGACAACGCGGCACGGGTCGCCGAGAAGGTCGCTATGACTCTGGCAAATACAGCATGCTGTAAGGGTAGCGACGGGGCGAAGATGACCGGAGGCTCGTGGAAACTCACAGCCATCGAGCCCGCTCAAGCACTTGGCACCGATGGCGCACCGATTCCGCAAGGCCGCGCCTACTCTGTCCGCTTGTCAGCGACGAATTTCACGCTAACAGATTTCAACCGCCTAACACATGCGCCAAAGGCAGGCGCACCCTAACCAATACTATCTATGAGTTGCGACTGCACTGTCATTTCCGGGCCTTGCCTTGTCGGCTGGCAAAACTACTGGACCCGCACCAAGGGGGACGTGACCATCACAAAGGAAACCACACTTTCCCCCGTCACCATTGACTCGGCTGGCATCACTGACCAGCGGGTCAACCTTGTCAGGCACACCGTCAGCTTCACGCCAGCCGGGACGCTGTCAGATATGGCCGTGTTTCTTGATAAGTACGCACTTGGGTCGGTTGGGGTAGTTGAGCCGCAGCCAGGGCAAAGCCTTTTCAAGTGGGCGACCCTGGCAATCACCGCTTACGCTACTGCTGACGCTGGCGCGGCTACGACCATCACTGTTTCGTCCACTGTTGGCTTTGTGGTCGGTCAGTACGTGACCATTTCCGGTTCCAACGTCGCCGGGTATAACGGCACATGGCGCATCTCGGCGGTCACTAGCTCAACTCAGCTTAAACTCGCCGTTGCCTACATCAGCAGCCCGGCAACACCCGGATCGCTTCGCTACTCCGACACGCTGGTTATTCACCCGCTTTTTGAGTCGGGCGGGACGGAGAAAATCATTACGTTTCAAAACGTTGCGCTTACGGGTCTGCCTACGCTGACGCTCAACGCGACTGATACAATCATGGGTGCCGTCACCTTTACGGCGATCTACCATCGGAGCCTAGAGGCGGATGATGCCGCATCGCTGATTGACTATCGCGCTTGGACGGCTCCGACATCAACCCAGCTCGCGTCTTTTGCGCCGGAAAGCATCAAGACCCTGCCGCCTAGAATTCGCTACGCCACCGTTAACGTTAATGCATGGAACCCGTCTGACCCAGCTCCGGCACCGTGGAAGGAATTTTGCACGGCGAACGGGGCGACCATCAATCTGAGCCTAAGCACTAACGACCATGTAACGGATTCGTGCGGGTTGGTTGACGTCAAGTTTACAGACCTGGCAGTCACTGTGACGGCTCAGCCTGTCGGCGAGCTGATGACTGATGAGGAAATCCAGAAGATACTCAACCAGCAAAACAGTGGCGGCAGTTACACCGGACGGCTTCGTGGGCGCAGCATGAGGGCGGCGACCGCCATGCAGCTTTGGCTTCGCATCGAGGACGACGACGACACCTTGGACTTTAAGCTGCCAAGTGCAGCCGTTTCCGCTGGCGGGTCCGTCTATGGCATCACATCCATGCGTAATTCTGATCTGACTTGGCAATCGCTGCGCACATACACGGGCGGCGTGCGAAATCGAGTCATTGAGGCCGTTATTCCATGACCATTACAGCAGGAGGCATTGCGATAGCTGGGGCCGACTCCGGCAAAGTCGAGGATGAACAGGGGTTTACCCTGTCATTCTCCGACGCCGATTCCGTTGAGCCTATCATTGGCGCGGACGGTCC